GGAACGTTGCTGATCTAACAGGTAAACTGCAACGTGCACAAAAAGAGCCAAAAGCAGACCAATGGGAAGTAATTGAATTCCCGGCAATCTTGCCAAGCGGGAAACCGGTGTGGCCGGGGTATTGGAAATTAGAAGAGCTTGAAGCAGTGAAAGCATCGGTAAGTATACTAAAATGGAATGCACAATACCAGCAGAATCCAACTGCAGCGGAAGGTTCTATCATTAAAAGAGATTGGTGGCGAGTTTGGGAAAAAGACGAATTACCGCCCTTACAACATGTAATTCAATCGTATGATACCGCCTTTATGAAGAAAGAAACTGCCGATTATAGTGCTATTACAACTTGGGGCGTGTTTACCTTAAACGAGGACAGCGGACCGCAGTTAATACTAATTGACATGATTAAGGATAGATTTGAGTTTCCAGAACTAAGGCGTGTTGCCAAAGAACAATATGACTATTGGAAACCCGAAACGGTGATCGTGGAAGCGAAAGCTTCAGGCTTGCCATTAACCTATGAATTACGTAAGATGGGCATACCAGTTATTAACTTTACACCAAGTAGAGGAAATGATAAACATACTAGGATAAACTCTGTAGCACCGTTGTTTGAGTCAGGAATGATTTGGGCGCCGGATACAAAATGGGCAGAGGAAGTGATTGAGGAATGCGCTGCATTTCCATTAGGTGAACACGATGACTTAGTGGATAGTATGACTCAAGCAGTAATGAGATTTAGACAAGGTGGCTTTGTCGATCATCCTGATGACTATGAGGATGAGCCGTTGCCACAGCAACAAAGGACGTACTATTAATGTCAAAGGCAAAAATATTAAAAGGTTTACTATCTTTATTCAAAGAAAAGACTTCTAAGAGTAAGGCTAAAAGAATTATTGAAACTGAAATGCCCGGTGATGAGTTTTTTGGTAAACAACCCGTAGCTGCTGATGATCCTTTTAAATCTTTAGATGAATTTTATAAAAAAGAAACTGGCGTAGATTATGTAACGTCTAAAAAAAACTTAAATCCATTACAAGAAGAATTAGACAATATACTTGCATTAGACAAATCCAACTTAGATAAAAGCTTAAACAAATTAAAAATTCAATCTGCAAAAGTGGAAGAGATGGACAAAGTGTTAACTGAGTTTAACCGTATTGCCGATGAAGATGGTGTGGAAGAAGCATTAAAAGCTATGGAAAGTTTACTCAATCCTAAAAGAACCTTGAACGCGGCCGGCGGTAGAATCGGTATGGGTTTTGGCGGTCAGCTTGGTAAAGGTATTATGCAAGCAATCAAGCATGCACAAAAAGGTTTTAAACCATTTGGTGAAAAACAAACTTACAAACAAAATGTTAAAAAGGTAGGACTAGCTAATGAAGAGTCTTTAGTTAGAAACTTTGAAAGAGAATCTATTGGTGCTAAAGAAGAAAAACTTTTTGATATATACGAAGACATAGCTACTGGTAAACGGTACGATATGGTTTCTGAGTCAACTAAAAAAGATATGTTAGCAGCACTTGAACAACGTATGCGTGAAGTTAATGTAGACGGTGGTGATTTCCAAAACTTTATGATGTATCTAACACCAAAAATAAAAAGTTTTGATATTATACCTAACAGCACTAAAAGTGGAATTATTAGTGATTCTAAAGCAGGGCTATCTTATCGTGATAATGTAGTACCATTTAAACCTCGAGAAAAAAAGTTTAAAGGTGGTTTAGCAGGTTTATTAAAATTAATAGGACCACAATTAGAAAAATCTATGACTACACAAAAAGGTGTTGCTAGAGCACAACGTTCAGACGCCATAGGTGACATGGAACAAATTAAAAATATAATGAGGGATGAAGGTACAGATTTAACCAGACGAGCTGATACGCCTGCAGGTAGTAGAACTATAGATGAACTAGAACAAATGATACAAGATTCACCACGTTATGCAGACAAAGAAAAAGAATTATTTTATAGTCTTATAGACTATGAAAAATTTAGAGCTGATACTGTTTATAATAGTACAAAAATACAAAAAGCACTTCAAGAAAACCCAGAAGAAACAGAAAAATTTTTAAAAGAGTTGTATAAAACAAAAGGAAGTAGTAGTGATTTTAACATGGGCGGTTTAGTACCGCCAGAAAAAGGCCCGGTGTCCGATGGCATGGGAAGTTTATTTAGGAGAAAATAATGGCTATAGAAAAAGAACTAACCGACGCAGTTAAAGTACCAACAGATGTTTTATCTGAAGAGGTAGAACTAGAAGCACAAGACTTGAATCCATCAGAAGATATTGGTATTGAAATGATGGAAGATGGTGGTGCTGAGGTAGACTTTGACCCACAAGCAGAAGCCATGCAAGGTGCTGAAGAGCATACTGCTAACCTAGTAGACTTTATAGAAGAAAGCGTTATTAATGAAATATCTAGTGAAATTTTAGCGGAGTTTGATGAATGTGATTCTTCCCGTAGTGAATGGGAACAAACTTATAAACAAGGCTTAGACTTGTTAGGTTTTAAATATGAAGACCGATCAGAACCATTTCAAGGTGCATCGGGTGCAACCCACCCCGTACTAGCAGAAGCGGTTACTCAGTTTCAAGCTTTGGCTTACAAAGAATTATTACCTGCAGGTGGTCCAGTTAGAACTCAAGTTATGGGTTTAGAAACATCTGAAAAAGTTGCACAAGCAGCTCGAGTAAAAGATTTTATGAATTACCAGTTAATGGTTAACATGAAAGAATATGAACCTGAGTTTGATCAGATGTTATTTAACCTACCACTATCAGGTTCTACATTTAAAAAAATCTATTACGATGCACTTTTACAAAGAAGTGTATCTAAGTTTGTACCAGCAGAAGATCTGTATGTACCTTACAACGCAACCTCACTAGATGATACTGAGACTATTATACACCGTGTAAAAATGACTCATAATGATATTGTTGCACACCAACTTGCTGGTATTTATAGTATGGATGCCAACATAGGTGAAACTGGAAGTTATCAGAAAAATGATATTCAACAACAAAAAGAAAAATTAGAAGGTATTGACAGTGGTAGAGATATTTATGCTATTCTGGAAGCACACGTTAATTTAGAAATTGAAGGCTTTGAAGATATTAATCCTGAGACAGAAGAATCAACTGGAATTAAATTTCCTTACATTGTCACACTAGAAGAAGACACTGGTGAAGTTTTATCTATTAAACGAAATTGGAAAGCCAACGACCAATTAAAAAAACGTCAAGAATATTTTGTACATTTTAAATTTTTACCAGGACTAGGCTTCTATGGGTTTGGATTAATTCATATGATTGGCGGACTTTCTAGAACCGCCACAGCCGCGCTAAGACAACTCTTAGACGCCGGCACCTTGTCTAATTTACCAGCCGGATTCAAGATGCGTGGCATCAGAGTTCGCGATGAAGCACAACCGTTGCAGCCGGGAGAGTTTCGTGATGTAGATGCCCCTGGTGGAAATCTTAGAGATGCGTTCATGCCATTACCATTTAAAGGACCTGATGCAACCCTATTACAATTAATGGGTGCAGTGGTCGAGGCCGGTCAACGCTTCGCGAGCATAGCAGATATGCAAGTGGGTGATGGTAACCAAGGTGCCGCAGTCGGTACAACCGTCGCGCTCTTGGAACGCGGATCGCGGGTTATGTCAGCTATTCACAAACGTTTATATGCAGCAATGAAATGTGAGTTTATGTTGTTAGCCGATAACTTTGTAAGTTATTTACCAAACATGTATCCGTATGATGTTGTTGGTGGTCAGAATCAAATATTCAAAGACGACTTTAGTGCTAAGGTTGATATCGTACCAGTGGCGGATCCAAACATCTTTTCACAAACACAACGTATTAGTATAGCACAATCAGAAATGCAAATTGCTATGACTAATCCACAGATGCATAATATTTACCATGCTTACAGACACATGTATGAAGCACTAGGGGTTAAAGATATTGATCAATTACTACCGCCGCCGCCACAACCAACGGCTTTAGATCCAGCTAGTGAAAATATATTAGCGTTAAATGGTAAAAAATTTCAAGCTTTTCCAAAACAAGATCACCAATCGCACATGAAAACACATTTAAGATTTATGGGTACTACGGTTATTAGAAATAATCCAGCAGCTATGGGTATGTTGCAACAAAACTGTATGGAACACATACTTTTGATGGCAACCGAACAAGTTGAAAT